AAAGAGTATGTCGAAAAGAATCGTGCGTTTGGTGAGTTGGGTCATCCACAGGGTCCAACAATCAATCTTGAGCGTGTATCTCATATGATTAAGTCTCTTACCAGAGAAGGTGACAACTTCATGGGTAAAGCAAAAATCATGGATTCACCATATGGAAACATTGTCAAAAACCTCATCAAAGAAGGCGCTTCTCTTGGTGTCTCTTCAAGAGGAATGGGTAGTCTCAAAAGCAAAAATGGTGTGAATGAGGTACAAGGTGACTTCTATCTAGCCACTGCTGCTGACATTGTTGCTGATCCTTCAGCACCTGATGCTTTCGTAGAAGGTATTATGGAGGGTGTTGAATGGGTTTATGAAGGTGGTAAGTGGGTCGAGCATTTTGTTGAGCAAGCACAACAAGAGGTTCATGCTGCTAGTAAAGCAGATTTGGAGCAAGTTAAGTTACAGGTTTTTGAGAATTTCCTAAAGAGACTGTAATAAATTCGTAAATAAATAATTATTATAAATAAATTATAAACTAACAGTAAAGGAGCGTATTATGTCAGATGAAAATCAAGAAGTTCTTGAAGACGCTGCTGATCTACAGGAGTTTAAGGCATCTATGGGCGATCCCTCAGAAGTACCTGAGCCAACCGCCACTAAAGCCAAACCACTCCCAGGCAGCAAGTCACAAGGCGACAAAGCACCACAAACCAAAATGGGTATGCTTAATGCCATGATGAAAAAGTTCGGCGAGATGAAGAAATCAGATCTCTCCGTAGCATACAATAAAATGGGAGAGATGTATGAAGATTTAGATGCTTCAGAAGAGGCAGAAGAAATCTCAGAAACACCTCACATTTCTGCTGAAGATATTGACCTCACTGATGATGTTGCCGCACTATTCGGTGACGAAGAGTTGTCAGAAGAGTTCAAAGAAAAAGCAACAACAATCTTTGAAGCCGTCGTTGTTTCTAAAATCAACGAAGCAATGGGTGATATGATTGAGAATGTTCAGACTGCTAAAAGTCTTGAAGACGATGAACTCAAAGAAGAGATGGTCGAGAAAATTGACAGTTACCTCGATTATGTCGTTGAGCAGTGGATGGACAACAACCGTCTAGCAGTCGAGAATGGTATTCGTACCGAAATCGCTGAAGAGTTCATGGGTGGTCTAAAATCACTCTTCGAAGCAAGTTATATCGACATGCCAGAAGAAAAAGCAGACGTTCTTGGTGAACTTTCCGATAAGGTCGATTCACTAGAAGAAGAACTCAACAAAGAACTACAGAAGAATATTGAACTTTCACAGTCAGTGGAAGAGTTACATCGTGGTTCTATTGTTGCTGATATCTCAGAAGACCTTACAGTTTCACAAGTCGAGAAACTAAAAAGTCTTGCTGAGGGTGTTGACTTTATTTCTGAAGAAGATTTCAAAGAAAAATTAGAGATGATCAAAGACACATACTTTGATTCAAGTATTGACGAAGAAGTACAGAATGAAACTATTTTTGATGAGGATGAGCCTCTTGAAGAAGAAGCATCCGCACCAAAGGTAACTGGTGAAATGGCACAGTATATGAGCGCAATTTCTAGAACTGTCAAGAAATAATTATTATAAATAAATCTATAAACAAGCGTAAAAGGAGTATTATCTATGCTTTCCGAAAGTTTAATCAACAAGTGGCAACCAGTTCTTGAACATGCCGATCTTCCAGAGATCAAAGATGTTCATCGTCGTTCTGTAACTGCCACTCTACTAGAAAACCAGGAAAAGGCTGCTAAAGAAGCTTCCATGGGTTCTGGTGGTTATCACATGCCTTCACTATTGGGCGAAGCAGCACCAACCAACGCAATGGGTGCATCTTCATCTACTGCTGGTGATGGTTCAATCGATATCTTCGATCCAGTGCTTATCTCACTCGTTCGTCGTTCAATGCCAAACATGATTGCATACGATATTGCTGGTGTCCAGCCAATGACTGGTCCAACTGGTCTTATCTTCGCAATGCGGTCACGTTTCGACTCACAAGCTGGTACAGAAGCACTATTCAACGAAGCACCAAGCACATTCTCTGCTTCTGCTTCTGGTAACACTGCTTCACTTGCTGCCAGCAGCATCGATGGTTCTGCCGCTCAAGCTGGTAACGATCCAACTGCTCGGGCATCTGGTTCAGGTTATACAGTTGGTACTGGTATGTCAACTGCCGACTCTGAAAAACTTGGCGATGTCGGTCAGAATGCATTCCAAGAGATGGCATTCAGTGTCGAGAAAGTTTCTGTCACAGCAGTTTCACGGGCTCTAAAAGCAGAGTACACAATGGAACTAGCACAAGACCTTAAAGCAATTCACGGTCTTGACGCTGAAACAGAACTAGCAAACATCCTATCAGCAGAAATTCTTGCTGAAATCAACCGTGAAGTTGTTCGTACAGTCAACTACACCGCTACTGCTGGTGCACAAGACAACGTAACAACATCTGGTACTTTCGACCTTGATGTCGATGCCAATGGTCGTTGGAGTGTTGAGCGTTTCAAAGGCATGATCTTCCAGATCGAGCGTGAAGCAAATGCTATTGCTAAAGCAACCCGGCGTGGTAAGGGTAACGTAATGATCTGTTCTTCAGACGTTGCTTCTGCCTTACAAATGGCTGGTGTTCTAGATTACACACCTGCTCTTAGCAATAATCTAAACGTCGATGACACAGGTAACACCTTCGCTGGTGTCCTAAACGGTCGTATCCGTGTCTACATTGACCCATACTTTGCAAGTGCTTCAGGCAAGCAGTATTTCACACTAGGTTACAAAGGTTCAAGTGCCTTTGATGCTGGTATCTTCTACTGCCCATACGTTCCACTACAAATGGTTCGTGCGGTTGGCGAGAACACCTTCCAGCCAAAAATCGGGTTTAAGACTCGTTATGGTATGGTTGCTAATCCATTTGCTACATCAAATGCAGATGGTGCTATTGCCTTCGCTAAGAAGAACATCTACTATCGCTTGGTCGGTGTCAGCAACCTTATGTAATCATAAGATTGGGGACAACCCAACAAGAAACTGGAGGGGGGCATTTGCTCCCCTCTTTTTTTGTATAAATAGAATGTTAGGAGGTAGGTATGGCAGATCCATCAAATAAAAATATGCTAGGTCAAACTGGTTTCAGATTAGTTCTGGACAGATTGCCTACAGTCACATATTTCTCGCAGACGGCAAGTCTACCGAATGTGAGTTTGAGTGGTGCTGTGAATGTGCCTACACCTCTTATTGACTATCCACTCCCAGGAGAAAAGTTGACATTCGGTGCTTTTAATGTTACATTTAGAGTGGATGAAGATATGAAAAATTTTCTAGAGTTATACAATTGGTTAATAGGTTTGGGGTCACCCGAATCAACTGAACAGTATAGAAGATTTCAAAATGCTAGTATCAATCAAAACAATTTGTCTGATGGTACTTTAGTTATTTTGAGTAGTAAATACAATCCTAATGTTCGTGTAAAGTTTAGAGGCATGTTTCCAGAGTCTATCTCAGAACTTCAGTTCAGCACTGCTGCTACTGATATTGAATACTTAGAAGCAACAGCCTCGTTTAGATATAGGGATTATACTATCGAAACAGTCTAGGAGTATTAAATGCTTACAAGTATACTTTGGTCAGCAATATTGATTATAGTTTCATACGGGTTAGGTATGTATTTCGGAATGAAGGTAGAAAAAATAAATGAACAAGAACGACAAGAAGATGAAGAGAAACGTGAAAACCTGCGTGAAAGGAATAGAAAAAAATAATGAATATTGATGAAATCATGGACCTATGGTCCGAAGACGTGAAGATGGATAATATTGATTTAGATTCTGAGAGCTTGAAGATACCTAATCTTCATGCCAAGTGGCTTAACATCCTCACAAAAGAGCGGCAGAAGTTGCGTCGTCTTACAATCAAAAAGCAACAACTTGCTAAGACCCTCGCTGAATACTATCGGGGTGAACTTAACAACCCCGAAGACTTAGCAGAAATCAAACGAGAACCATGTCTGAAAACGGTTCTGAAATCAGAGATACATACTTACGTCGATACAGATTCCGACATGATTGAATTGAACCTTAGAACGTCATATCAGCAAGAGATTGTTGATGTGGTTGAAGAAATAATGAAGGCAGTTAATGGCAGACAATGGAACATCAGAAACGCTATTGAATGGCGAAAATTCAGCAATGGTGCTGTCTGATATAATTATCAAACCACACGATGAGGTGTTCGTCCGTGTTGATTGTGAACGTAGCACGGCACAGGAACTGTATGAGCACTTCTCATTCTATGTACCTGGATACAAGTACATGCCTGCATACAAGTCTCGTATGTGGGATGGTAAGATCCGTCTTTACAATCTGAATACGCTTAGAATATACAAAGGTCTAATTGGTGAAGTCAAAAAGTTTGCTGCCAATATGGATTACACAGTTGAGGTTGAGGATAAATTAGACACCTCTAATGAGTTCTCGGTATTCGAGTGTGGTCAATTCGTACAGAGTATCAAGGTAAAACACACACCAAGAGACTATCAGATCAATGGGTTCGTCCATGCGGTGCGTAATAACAGATGTCTGCTATTGTCTCCTACTGGCTCCGGCAAGTCGTTGATGATTTACCTGTTGGCACGTTTCTATCCATATAAAAAACTTATTATCGTACCAACTATCTCATTGGTACATCAGTTAGCAAAGGACTTTGAGGACTATAATCAAGGTCCATTTGAGGTGTTGAAAATCACTGGAGACACCGATAAATCATGGAAAAATAAAATTGATAGCAATATAGTCATTACTACATGGCAGTCCGTGTACAAGCAGCCTAGAGCGTTCTGCGACCAGTTTGGCGTCGTTATTGGCGATGAAGCACATTTATTCAAAGCGAAGTCACTGACCTCTATTTTAGAAAAGATGGTGGATATTAAGTATCGGTTTGGATTCACTGGTACACTTGACGGCTCGCAGACACACCAACTTGTGCTTGAAGGTTTGTTTGGTCCAGTTAAATCATTAGTCAAGACAAAAGACTTGATGGAGAGTAACCAACTTGCAGATTTAAAAATTAGAATACTGGTACTGAAATATTCAGAACAGACTTGTAAAGACAATTCCAAATTAAAGTATCAACAGGAGATGGACTTCATTGTCAGTAATCAAAAGCGTAATAAGTTTATTCAAAATTTAACTCTATCGTTGAATGGCAATACGCTGGTTCTATTTCAGTATGTTGAGAAGCATGGGAGGGTTCTTTACGATCTTATAAATAATAAAGTAAGCAAGGACCGTAAGATATTCTTTGTCTTTGGTGGTACTGATGGCGAGACAAGAGAGTCCGTAAGAGAAATCACAGAGAAAGAAACGAATGCAATTATCATCGCCTCGTATGGTACTTTTTCTACTGGCATTAACATTA